CGGTAAAAGTTTTTAAAATAATGGTAGCATCTCGTGAATATAGCACCGTAACAAAGGGTTTAACTGTAACTGCTACTTCAGGCGGTGCTAATTCTAATGTTGTATATACTTGCCCTGCAAAGCATGATGCAGAGCTAGACTTCTTGCATGTTACGAATGGTAGTTCATCTACTCAGAACGTAAGCTTACAGTGGTATCACGCAGAATCAAATACCTATCATCACATCTTAAATGATAAGTCTATAGCAGGTAAAGATGTCTACAACGTCATAACGTCAGACAGAATCTACTTACATGCAGGTGATAAGATTACAGCCTTTGATGGTTCTAGTGGTGGTTTAGAAGTGTTCCTATCAGGTAAAGAGTTTTACAACCCTAACCGTTAATGCATAACGGGGTTGCAATCTTATCTATAGTATGATATAACTATATATGTTATAACTATCTCTGGTAGCAAATGTTACCTTATAACATAAGGAGATAGTTATGAAAGAGTGGTTTAAAAAAGTATTTGTTGCGATGATTGAAGCTCGTCAACGTGAGGCAAATGCAAAGATTGCAGCAATGCAATTGCATCGTATGTCAGATTGTGAACTAAATGATATTGGCATTGGTCGTGGAGATATTCGGAGAGTAGCCTATGCGGAAGTTGAAAACTTCAAGAAAGACGCCCGTAGCAAAAAAGAAAATGTCTCGTGGTGGCAGTACCTCAACGGTAAACTCGGCGGGAAACTACACCAAACCAACCATGCGTAAAAGCTTGTTTAATCGTATTAAAGCAGGTACAAAGGGCGGCGGTGCAGGTCAATGGTCTGCCCGTAAAGCCCAGATGCTTGCTAAACAATACAAAGCCAAGGGCGGCGGGTATAAGAGTTAAGAGGCCAGCATGGACCCGATTACAATTATGGCAGGTGCTACTGCCGCCTTTAATGCAATTAAGCAAGGCATACAAGTAGGTCGTGACCTTCAGGATATGTCAGGGCAACTGTCTCAGTGGGCAGGTGCCATGTCTGATCTTGGACGTGCAGAAACAAAAATAAATAATGTACCTTGGTGGAAAGCTCTTAGTAGTTCAGTAGAGCAAGAAGCAATACAAATCTTTGCAGCTAAACGTAAAGCTGAAGCTATGCGTAAGGAACTCAAAGATTGGATTTGTGTAACCATAGGGCCATCTGCATGGGAAGAACTTCTTTCAATAGAGGCGCAAGTTAGAAAGCGTAAGAAAGAAGAAGAGTACCGTAAGGAAGAAATAAAAGAAGCTATCATCAACTGGACAGTAGGTATACTTGCTGTAGCAACAGGCATAGCTATCTTGGCAGGTATATTGTATCTAATAGTTTTACAACAGGGTAGTACGTAATGGCTAAAGCTAAATCCCAACAAAGCCTAGATAAATGGACAAAACAAAAGTGGAGAACTAAAAGTGGCAAGCCTTCTACTCAAGGTTCAAAAGCTACAGGGGAACGTTATTTACCTGAAGCAGCAATTAAATCAATGTCTAGTTCGCAGTATGCATCTAGTACAGCAAAGAAAAGAAAAGATACAGCAGCAGGTAAGCAGTTCTCTAAGCAACCTAAAGGGGCTGCTGAAACTTCCAAACGTTACAGAAGGTCTTGATACATGGTAGTAGATTTTGATATTGATGGTGATGGTAGTATTACCTTAGAAGAAATTGCCATGAAAGAACGTATGCTTGAAGTAGAGCTACGTGAAGAAAAAGCAGAGTCACAGAAGAAGATGGCTTGGATAGCTATGGGTACAATGATTATCTTTACGATATTTTTATTTACCCCTCTAATGTCAGATAGTCGTGTGTCAGCCCTAGCAGATTTGCTTGGGTTGTTTTATATTGCACAGACTGGTATCGTAGCTGCATATATGGGTGCTACAGCATACATGGCAGGTAAGCCTATGGGCAATAAAGTAACAGCGAAAAAGGACATGAGATAATGGCGTTTAGTCTATCCCAAAGATCATTAAATAAATTAGATGGTGTACACCCTGATATGGTAGCTGTTGTCCAACGTGCTATTGAACTGACTGATGTAGACTTTGGTGTTACCTACGGTGTACGTACACTGGAAGAACAAAAAGAACTATACAACTCTGGTCGTAGTCAGACTATGAACAGTAAACACCTTATTCAAGGTGATGGCTACAGTCACGCAGTAGACCTTGTAGCTTATTTTGGTTCTAGTGTTTCATGGGAACTTAATGTGTATGATAACATCTGTGATGCTATGGCACAGGCTGCAGAAGAAGTAGAGTGCGGCATTAAGTGGGGTGCAGCATGGTCAGAGGGTGACATTCGTTACTATGATGACACAGCAGAAGATGCAATGAATGCGTACATTGATTTACGTAGATCACAAGGACGTAGACCTTTTATTGATGCTCCGCACTTTGAGCTAATGACATGAAGTTTGAGCAGGTCATAGGGGTTATTGGATTAGGCGTATTAGGTTGGGGAAGTGTTCAACTTTATCAGATGAACGCTCATGTAGCTGTCATAAGCTATAAGGTAGATGAAAACCATAAAATGATTAAACCTTTGTGGCAGGAGTTTTTATCTTTAAATAAAGTTGCTGGTAAATAATGAGGTGGTTAGTTCTATGTTTATTTTTATCAGGATGTGGTTTGAACAGCTTAGGACTCTTAGGGGGTGGCGGTGGACCGACCGTAAACAGCAATGCCCAAGTAGGCAAAGAAAATAAACAAGCTGTAGTTACGTATGAAGAAGAGACATCAACTTCAGCAGGAAGAGATGTTATAACGACTGAAGTTATAAAAGAAGTAGAAGCAGGTCCAGTTGATAAATTGACAATTAGTAATCAAAATATCCCCCCTTGGGTAATGCTGCTACTCATATTAGGATGGTTACTGCCAACACCAACAGAAATAGGTAGATCAATAGCAAACTTTATACTTGCATTGTTTAATAGAAAGAGTTAAAATGGCGAGAGCATTAACAGAAAAACAACAGAAACTACTTGCAGTGTTATTTGATGAAGCAGGTGGTGACATTGTAGCTGCAAAGAAACTTGCAGGATATTCGGATGCTACTTCGTCTACAGAGATACTTAACTCTTTAAAAGAAGAAATACTAGATGCTACATCTACGTACATGGCACGTAATGCTCCTAAAGCTGCAATGGCTATGGTGGGTGCTTTGTATGATCCTACGGAACTAGGTATTCGTGATAAGATGTCAGCAGCAAAAGAATTACTTGATCGTACAGGATTAGTTAAGACTGAGAAGATGCAAGTAGAAACTAAGGGTGGTGTAATGCTTATGCCACCAAAACAAATGGATGACGATGACTAAACCCCTTAAAAAGTGGAAGTTACCCCAACCAACAGACATAAAAGAAAACAACGAATGGGTTCCTATACCCCGTATATCTAGGACAATACCATTTGGATATGAAGTAGACCCCGACGATACTGACGTACTATTACCCCTTGAGCATGAATTAGATATGCTTGAACAAGCAAAAAAGTACCTTAGACAGTACTCATATCGTGAAGTAGCTAATTGGCTAACACGAAATACAGGTAGGGATATATCCCACGTAGGTTTACGTAAACGGTTGGAAAATGAACGACAACGAAAAAACAAAGCTGCAAGCCTACGCAGATGGGCAGACTATGCGAAAAAGGCAATCGCCAAAGCGGAAGAAATTGAACGTACAAGACTTGGAGCAAAAACCCAAGAAGACTACGAGGAAGCGGAGTACAGCGAAGCCAAAGCCTGAACCCGCAAAGATAGTTGATGAAATTCCTATTGAGGAACAGCACAACGTAATCTTTAAACCAAATGCAGGACCACAGACAGAGTTTCTTGCAGCAGGTGAACGTGAGGTGCTATATGGCGGCTCTGCAGGTGGGGGTAAGTCATACGCAATGTTGGCAGACCCTTTACGCTATATGGGTCACTCAAGCTTCTCAGGATTGCTCCTACGGCATACTACGGAAGAATTAAGGGAACTTATCTTTAAGTCACAAGAAATGTATCCTAAGATATGGCCTGGAATTAAATGGTCAGAAAGAAAGATGCAGTGGACTGCGCCCTCTGGTGCGAGGTTGTGGATGTCCTACCTAGACAAGGAAGATGACGTTCTGCGTTACCAAGGTCTGGCTTTTAGTTGGATAGGCTTTGACGAGTTGACACAATGGGCTACCCCATTTGCATGGAACTACATGCGGTCACGTCTACGGTCCACTGCACCCGACCTTCCTATATTTATGAGGGCAACTACCAACCCAGGGGGTAGAGGTCATCACTGGGTTAAGAAAATGTTTATTGACCCATCACCTGCAGGTAAGTCTTTTAACGCAACTGACATTGAATCGGGTGAAGACCTTAAATACCCTGCAGGACACGAGAAGGCAGGAAAGGCTTTATTTAAACGTAGGTTTATACCTGCACGATTAAAAGATAACCCATACTTATCTAAGCAAGGTGACTACGAAGCAATGCTACTGTCACTGCCAGAGCAACAACGTAGACAACTACTAGATGGTGATTGGGATATTAAAGAAGGTGCTGCCTTCACAGAGTTTGATCGTCATGTTCATGTGATTGATCCATTTAAGATACCAAGCAATTGGGTTAAGTTTAGGGCTTGTGATTATGGATATGGTTCTCATAGTGCTGTTGTGTGGTTTGCCGTTGCGCCTGATGAGCAACTTATCGTATATAGAGAATTATACGTCAGTAAAGTACTCGCAACAGACCTTGCCGATATGGTCTTAGACCTAGAAGTAGAAGACGGAAACATTAAGTACGGAGTTCTTGATTCTTCTTTGTGGCATAAACGTGGTGACACTGGCCCTAGTCTTGCTGAACAGATGGTTAGTCGTGGGTGTAGATGGAGGCCATCAGACCGTTCTAAAGGTTCACGTGTGGCAGGTAAGAACGAAATACACAGACGTTTGCAGGTAGATGAGTTTACCGAAAATCCCAGATTAGTATTCTTTAATACTTGTACTAATATGGTAGCACAGTTACCCGCTATCCCACTAGATAAAAAGAACCCTGAAGATATTGACACACACTCTGAAGATCACTTGTACGATGCATTACGGTATGGTATAATGTCAAGACCACGATTTAGTATATTTGACTACGATCCTAACAGCACACGATCAATGGGTATGAGAGTAGCAGATTCCACATTTGGCTATTAAGGAAATGTAAATGGCAGAAGATAACGAAATTTTTATTGAAGATGATTCTATTGCATTAGAAGATACAGATAACTCTGTTGAGTTTGATGCGGAAACATCTAAAATCATACCTTACATCATGGAACGTTTCCAACGGTCAGAAGATTATCGTCGGCAGGATGAAGAACGTTGGTTAAACTCTTATCGTAACTATCGGGGTATATATAGTTCAGATGTACAATTTACAGATGCTGAAAAGTCTCGTGTATTTATTAAGGTAACTAAAACAAAAACACTAGCAGCTTATGGGCAGATAGTTGATGTGTTGTTTGCAAATAATCGTTTTCCTATTTCTATTGAGCCTACAGAACTTCCTGATGGTGTAGTTTCTGATGTTCACTTTGATCCCGCTTTGCCACCAGAAATGCGTGAAGATGGAATGAATGAAGAAGTAAACATCTATGGTTTTAAAGGTGATGGTAAAGAACTTCCTACAGGTGCAACACGTAATACACTAAAAGAAATGCTAGGCCCACTAGAAGATAAGTTTGAAGGTATTGATAACTTACAAGCTGGCGTAGGCAAAACTCCTACTGCAGTTACTTTTAGTCCTGCATTAGTAGCAGCTAAAAAGATGCAGAAGAAAGTACAAGATCAATTAGAAGAATCCTCTGCGTCTAAACACTTGCGTAGCACAGCATTTGAAATGGCTCTGTTTGGTACGGGTGTTATGAAAGGTCCATTTGCTGTAGATAAAGAGTATCCTAACTGGAACGAAGAAGGCGAATACGATCCTATGTTTAAAACAGTTCCACAGGTATCTCACGTATCTGTTTGGAATTTTTATCCTGATCCAGATGCAAATAATATGGATGAAGCACAGTATGTGATTGAACGCCATAAAATGTCTCGCACACAAATGCGAGCATTAAAGAAACGTCCTTACTTTCGCAGTGCTGTTATTGATGAAGCCATTCAACTTGGCGAAAACTATAACAAAGAATATTGGGAAGATGATCTATCAGATTATGCACCAGAGCATGGCATTGAACGTTTTGAAGTTTTAGAATACTGGGGTACAGTTGACACTGAAATGTTAGAAGAACAGGGTGTTGATATTCCAGAAGAACTAATGTCTTTTGATGAACTACAGGCAAATGTGTGGGTTTGTAACAACAAATTATTACGCATGGTTCTCAACCCATTTAAACCTGCATGTATTCCGTATCAAGCTGTACCCTATGAACTAAACCCTTACTCATTTTTTGGCGTAGGTATTGCAGAGAATATGGACGATACCCAAACACTTATGAATGGGTTTATGCGTATGGCTGTAGATAATGCTGTATTGTCTGGTAATCTACTTATTGAGGTTGATGAAACTAACTTAGTCCCAGGCCAAGACCTGTCAGTATACCCAGGCAAGGTATTCCGCAGACAAGGTGGAGCACCTGGACAGGCTATCTTTGGCACCAAGTTCCCTAATGTTGCGGGTGAAAACTTACAACTGTTTGACAAGGCTCGTGTGCTTGCAGACGAATCAACTGGCTTTCCATCATTTGCACATGGGCAAACAGGCGTGTCAGGTGTAGGGCGTACTGCTAGTGGCATTAGTATGTTGATGGGCGCAGCTAGTGGTGGCATTAAGAATGTAATTAAAAACATTGATGATTATTTACTTCGTCCTATTGGTGAGGGCTTGTTCCGCTTTAACATGCAGTTTGACTTTGATCCAGAGATCAAGGGAGACTTAGAAGTTAAAGCACGTGGCACAGAATCACTGATGGCTAATGAAGTACGTAGCCAACGTTTGATGCAGTTTTTGCAAGTGGCATCCAACCCTGCACTTGCACCATTTGCTAAGATGGATTACATCATTCGTGAGATTGCAAAGTCTCTTGACCTTGACCCCGAAAAGGTAACTAACAATATGGCAGAAGCTGCAATACAAGCAGAACTGCTAAAAGGTATGCAACAACAACAGGCAGCAGAGGGTGCACCCGCAGGTGCTAACCCAATGGACACATCGGGAGCAGGTGGTGGTAATATCGGTGTAGGCCAAGCACCGACACCACAAGAGCAAGGATTTAGCGGAAATGCACAGGGACAAGGAGCACCTCAACAAGCTCAAGGGGCTGGTCAACAACCACCAGCAGTGGCATAGTTTTGAGGAATACTTAGACTATCTAATTAGTCAACAACATCGTTCTATGGAGCAGAGTGATAATGCTCAAATCTTACATAGGGCACAGGGTGCAATATATCAATTGCGTAGGCTCAA